GGCCCGCGTAGGACATGGCGCAAACAATAGTTCCCATGTCCATCTGCTAATCACATTGTGTGATCATCATGGACTACGCTAATTAAAAGTGTGACCTAGAAAAACCCATGGACTACGCCATGGTAAAAATTTTGTTCACAAAATTAAATACGGCATAGTCCGGAGAGAAATTAATTCCTCTCCCCATTCGGCCACCGAATGGTAAAGCGATATTTCCTGCTAGTTCGCTCTCAACTACATTTAGTTAGTTAGGGGTGTCTGTCCCCAAAGCCCAAAAAGAACTGGGCAAGCTATGGTGGTGGTATATAAGGTGATGGTGGTGTCGGTTCATATCTCAATGGCGGACATCCAGTAAACATATAAGTCTGGAAGTCCTCACCAGCCGCTGCATAAATAACCCAATGCGCGTTATGTGATTTGAAACCGTCTTCACCAAAATAAGCTCGGTAGTCCCAAGCTCCCCGATGCAATATATCACTAGTCAGATTCTTCCATTTACCAGGAACAAAACGATATTGACTATAATATGGAACCTCAAACTCTAGACAACCATTAACGTACGTAGTTGCTATAGCTTCGCCTTTTGTTCCAGTCAAATGTCGATCCAAATCTAAATCTGTTCCCACATACTTTCCAACAAAGTTATAACGTGCAATAGTTTCAGTAGCTTCGAGTTGCTGGATAGACACATTGGTCCCATAGGCTATGGTATCGTAATACGGAGTGACTCTTTCAACATCAACTCTGTCACGTAACATCACACTACCCATAGGCAACAATTTGTATCTCACAGAACCACGATAGCCACTAAAACCCCACATCAACCAATGAAGGAAAATAGTGTTGCAATAATTGTACTTGTCAGCGTTTACATCTAAATCGACACCATCAGTGAAGTATCCCCTAAAATACGGATACATGTTGTATCGTCCTGCATTTATACAGGCATCAACACTTGTCTTTGGAATATTACTCCACATATTGAATCGCTTTGCAATAGTACGGAAAGATGAAATCGCCTCGCCAAAGAAAACATCATTTACATTCGTATCCTTCTTCGGCGGTAGTCCAACTACTTCTGATGTAGTATGCTCAGGAGCGCTTGTCTCGTCAACTGGCACGGAATTGGGATTCATTTCACCAGACTGTGCATCAAGTACACCACTCTGCGGCATCAATGTGAAACGTTGAAAATAATCATCTGGTGCTGCGACTTCAAAGTCGTCTCCAGCCGATATGAAAACATTGATTTTAATATCATTGTTAGTCTCATCGTTGGGTACAGCTAGTGAATTTAGTACAATAACTCCTAAAACACCGTTTGACTTTCCAACATCACCTACACTTGTATACCTGGTGGTAGACAACATTTCAGTCTCAGAATCAGTTGCGGGAAGAAAGTGTCGGCGAAAAGTCATGTCTTGTGCTCCACCAACTTCAATTGTGAAATCCTGCTCTTCAGAAATATCAACAATACGCATATAGTTCGTGTTGAACTCGGAATAGCCAGAATATATGGTATCAGCAATGAAGTCAGGATCATAGACAATTTTCAACCTCCCTTTGTGGAAAGCAGAACACACGATCTGAAATCGGTACTTAATCGTCCCTCTCCAATACGCAAATGGTAACGCAGCATAAGAAATGGCCGGAAACCAAAAGCGCGGTGGAGATGTGTTCTGTTTCCTCGCAATCACGGGGTCAACACGAATATTCCACAGCAAAGTGTCCGGTCCAGAGGCCAACTGCCAGTCAAAAGACGTAAGGTAAGTCTCTTTCTTTGCAATAGCCAAAATATTCATAGGATCAACTCCAGTTATACCAGCAATGCGAGGATCAATCGTCAACTCCTGTTTGTCATCAACAGTCAGCTTAGCAGATGTATCAGGTACATTAGTCAATGCAAGTGAAGCTATCGGAGACGGCTTCATTGGTGCAGGAGTGGCAGTAACTGGCGGGCGTGAATAGCCAAAAAGCTTAGCCATACCTGCCACAGCACTCGATCCAATCTGCGTTGCTTTTGCAAAGGGTCCTATATAAGGGACACCAGCAAAATATGCGGCATACTTTGCTACAGTTGTGGCAGGTCCACTTACGGTACCCTTCTCATTTGCTTCATCAATCTCACCAGATTGTGGCTGCAAAACGGAAGGCTCATTCGAAGTGGGAACACTCAAATGTACATCCTCTGCCCATGCAAATATGGTTACGCTAATAGCGGCACTAGCACCATTGGCATGTTTAAGATTAGTCAAGGTACGCAAAAGCATTTTGCCGGCCTGATTCCACTCACTCTTGGGAATATCAAAATAATCCAAATGCCAAAACATTGGAAGTTTCATTTCACCACCTAGCGATGTGGTTGGGCATAAGAAAACCCGGGGGAGTTGGCTGGCACCTATAAGGCCCCACTCATTAAGTCCACCATACTCTGACGTATTATCATAATAGGCGAGAGGCCAATAGCTCATCATCAACTTCCCATAGTAGAAACCATTTCCATTTATCACTGCTTTAACCTTCAAATTTGCTCGCAATAACTTATAATTGGCTATGCGATTGGCGACCCTTGGGTTATCAAAGAACGAACTCCATGGGTCAAATTCTGCATTCAAGGCAATAGATGGACTCCAGGAATATTCGGCGATCTTCACGGGACGTGAGAAAAACTGCTCCAATGGTACAGAGCTGTCATCATGTACGTGACGTGTAGGATCCATAGGTCCCGAAATATCCTGAGAATATGGTTCATACTCATCAGCAAAAGTTACATTTTGCTGGGCGGTTGCACCGTTTTTAAAAACAGATTCACCTAGTGATCCACTCTGAGGTGTGAGTACTGGCGCATCAAAGATGCTTATAGGACTCGGTGCGCGATGTGGTGGAATAGAAACACCATCGAATCTGGAAACTCGGGCTCCTAATACCAAGCGGTATCGGTGCCAAAGCTTGTCAAATCGATTTGGGTTAATTCCATAATGTCGCATATACATTAACACCTCTAAGATCGTTGGATACAGCGAGTCATCCGACTCCTGCACCACTGTTAAATGAGTGTTGGAGTTCTCTCCAACATCTCTGTCAAAATTGTTATTATTAAAACGTGTAGTAGGCTAATTATTTACATATCTCAATCCCCCGCCTAGAGGAAAGAGAATGTGTTTGGTTTTGCGGGTGGCATCCCTCCCCTAAATAGGGGTAGTTCTAAGAACATCCATACGTACAAAAGCCTCATTCAAAAACAAGACCAAACACTTATTATATACAATGGGTCATCCAAGTGCACGCAGTTTTTTGCTTTTCCGTGGAATCCAGTGTGACTAACTGGACGCTTATTTCTAAAGAGCTAAATAAGCCAAAAGCAATCACGAGATAGGGCAAAAAGCCCCGCAAGTGACTTAACCAGTCCTCTAGTTGAGAACTGAGTAAGGGCTCGATTCATCATATTCATCGAGCTCGAGGTCCGGGTATTCATCCAAATATTTCACACGCCATTTCAAAACTCGCTTGTCATAAGACACATCGAGTGCCGAACACATGTGCAAAATACCTGCTTCTCGGGCTACAGCTCGCAATTTATTTCTACGATCTTCAAACACGTCACGTCCATAAAAGAACCAGTCGTGCAGAGATGTTTCAATGTTTTGCGCACTGTGTTCCTCAAGAGTGAGTTCCTTAGACAAAATGTGGTTGTGAAGCCTCTTATAAATCGAGTCTTCATCGAGCAATCCTACTTTCATACCAAGATCTGGATTGTACCTACACTTCCTCTTCAAGAAATCAACCTCAAGTTCATTCAAAAACGGTACTGGATCAGCTTCCTTATCTGGCATGGTGAACATAATATCACGTTCTTTCAACCAAGCAGCATAAGTCATGTGATTAAACCGTTTGCAGTTTTCGGATACAGTCCCTATAACATCATCACCATACGTGAGAAAAGAACACTCTTCTTTAAAGTCTTTCTCGGGATACATGGAATAGAAACTGCTCCGCAGAAATAGCGAATTTACAATACAATTTATAATTACAGTCAAATTCTGTCCGGATGGATTAGTTCCAAAGAGTTGTATGAGATCACCATTATACACAAGGACTGGATAAACAACCTCATGCACCATAGCTTTCATCAGCTTGATGTCTTCCTCTGTGTAACCGCCACATTGTTCAGCTATATCTATGAGAATATCAAACGCAGCAATGGTGCACTGCGCAGGCATCCTAGCATCATACGACTTATAGTCGCCAGCCAGGACCCTGTCAGCACCTTTACTCATCGCTGCGTCCCACAATTCCTGCCATTCGGGACCTTCAGCATTAACTCCCACAGCACATTCAAAGGCAATGGGGTTTAGCTGTATGATCCGAACAATAGGTAAAAAGTACATCCTCACCAATATCTGGATTACAAGTGGTGCACTCTGGAAAACTCGAACTTTGTCCTTGGTCAACTTCGTAGCTTCATCCTTTAAACATGCCTTCCACAGCGCATAAAACCGCTGTCCGGAAAGCAAAATCTCACGAGCCTTTTGGACTTCTTGCCAAACTTCAGGCTTGAAAGTCCTTGGGCGTCCCACGTGAGGGTAATCTTCAGGATTTAACTCGTCTGTCTTCTCAATTTTCGGACCAGAGAACGGGTAGCCGGGGGAAGTAGTGAAATTCATTGGATCTATAAACTTTATACCAATTAATCCACTCACTGTCTCAACCTCGCCAAGAGGAGCTGCCATTTTAAAAAGTTCTGGCAATCGCTTTCGTACATTTGCAGCTATCTTCTTATAATCGATTACTGCTCGGCGAAGCGGGCTCCCAATGGGTTTGCTTGGAATACAAGACACTGCGAGTGCGGCCTGATATGGGTAAACACCTTTTCCTTTCATCTTAGGTGGTCCCCATTTGTTGGCAACATCCATACATTTCTCAACAAAAGGCGATATAAGGGTTAGTACCACATTGCTATGTGGTGTCACCCTACAATCGACAGAGCCATACATATCTATGTTAGCTCCCTCAGGTAGGAAACGAGTAGCACTCTTCTTGTGAACTTCTTTATTCTGCAAAATTGGTTTACCATACGTCTCTTCCGGGAAATCGCCCATCTCAGCTTCAAGGATCGTGTGAATACCTGCAGAAGTACCTAGCACAACACCATCAACGCCTGCCAACTCATTTAAAGCATTAGCAAACATTTTCTGGGTTAGCACTCCACAGCCACCAACACGGCCAGATCCGCCAAGATGGAAACCAAGAATACAACATCCAATGGAGTCACTCAGCACAGGAGACATACACATCCCTTTCCACGTTTCAAATGGAAGATCGTACATCCCACCTTTAAATGTTCTAACTGCATTATCTTCAGCAAAGCACTTCGTGCGTACACTAGAAGTACCTTGAAAGAACATCTGAGTCTGGGAGTACACTGGTTTGTCAGTCTCTCTCGTGACAATTATTGCAGGACACTTGCGTATCTGCTCATCAGTTGGAAGAAATCCACGCATGTCTTTGAAAGTTCCACCAGAAGTAACGTAACATACTGCATAATCAGTATCTGGAATATACCTCATGTATTCTACACTAAGTTTATCCTCAAACATACCTCCGACGTCTTTCTTAGAACCACGATAACAGCGAATTGGTATATCTCTCTTACCATCAACATGGTGCTCCTCAACAAAATGTCTAGGAACAACCATAAAGTTTGACGTAATAAAGAATCCCAACGTACATTTGCTGGTATCAGACACAACTCCAACTAGATTGACACGTAGTGCTTTGGCAACATCTTCAGCTTTCGAAGTCCGAGCCGGGGAGGACATCGGGAGAGGGTGGCTATTACAATTAGCCCAGGGATTCTCTTTTGAATCTCTCTCCTTAATCTCATCCATGGTCTCAGGCTGCAAACCAGTGTTACCATCTAGCACCATCTTCCGGGATTTAAGTGCTTTCAGTATTATTGCAACAGCACCAACACCAATCAGGGCATATTTACAATGCCAAGAATCAAGGTAATACCGTACTGTTTCACGCAAATCTAACATCCTCTGGCGGGCCATCAACTCGTAGGTTTGCCGAGTACAACATATAAATGCGTAACTCTCTAGCAACCACAATGGCAACCAACAAAACCAAAGGAAACTGAAATTCCACAGGAAGAACAAGTGAAATACAGCAATGCAAATCAATCCATTTCTCAAGCTCTTGAAAAAGTCTCGTGCCCAGAACAACAACAGAAATCGTAGAACATAGGGGTGGCAAACAACTTCTTCAGGAATCAAGTCCAAGCTGTCCCACCAATTGCTCCATTCGACGACTTCAAGTACAGTCTTCTCTTTGGCACAATTGAATGTTCTTTTGATGTCAGCAGAATGTTTTTCCAAGAACGTGTCATACCCACGTGATATACATCCTGAAACAGTGTAATACACTTTACCAAAGAATGCAAACCACGTCACGGGTTTAACGTATACATATCCAGGAGCTTCTCCATTTTTGATAGCATCAGGGTCTCGAGATGTACAGTGATTCCAACTAAGATAACCAGACTGTCTGTCTAACACGGTGTCAGGTTCCCTAGCTCCAAGTCGTTCACGAAGATCTTGAGCATCGGACATTTCCTTCTTCACACTGTCAATAATGTTCTTGTAACAGTTGCAATAAACCAGACCACAGTAACCACACATAGCAGGTTTCTCAGCCTGGGTCTTCAGAAAACTCCGTTCCTCTTCAAAGTGACGCTTAGATGCAATTTGAACCCAACGTAAATACTCGTAGACATCAATATCTATCATCCGTTTGCCTTCAAAGACTATTGGTTTCATACCTTCAGGATCGATGTGTCGCTTATTCATAACATCATACTTCCTAATTGTTAACAACCATATGTCTGGAGCTTCAACCAGGCCAAATCTACTTGCAATTTTGTCCTTGTTCAAGATTCCGTTTACACAGAATTCTGGACGCGGAACAACTTTCACATGATACATTCGGCGCAACACAGATTCGGGCTCGTTTGAATAGACTTGCGAATTCAAGAATTCTACATTCGTGGAAATCAAGCAGAAATAGGGGTTCAACGCAACTTTGCCTTTTAAGAATACGTCAGCCATGGGTGCAAGATACTTAACATTATTAATTACTTGTATAAGTCGATATGCGGGGGAAAAATCCATAAATCTCTCCCTTGTATTTGCAAAATCGTCAAACACTATAGCATTAATGTACGACCTAATGTTCGAGGCGTACTTATCATTATCAGCCCATGTTGCGATGCGTTCTCGAGAAGCATCCAATCCATTGTACGTAAGGCCAGCCGCCAAAGTCAAATTCGTGAGCGATGACTTTCCACAACCAGATTGTCCAAACAAACTAACAGAGAAAGGGGAGATTCTAAGACCTCCTCTCACTTGTATTTGAACAAATTCAGTCATGTTGTCACGTAACCTATCAAGTCTATCAGACAGAAACTTTCTCTCAAATGTTTCTCCTTTCTTCAACTTGCGGTACAAATTTTCACCCAATGAAATGGCTTCTTGCAGTTTCACTTCATACGTATTCTGGTCAAGATCGGTATACTCTTCAAGGTTGCCAGCAATAGCATAGCCGTGCATTGATTTGAGTTTAGCATACATCGTTTCGAATTCTCCAATGTCCTCTTCCAAAAAGAAAGAGGAAATCTTACCATTCTTATAGACGCTCCAGCCACCCTTCATGAACCCTGCGACGGATTCATAAAAAGCCTCAAAAACATCGCCTGCCGCCAATTGCTTCTTTTGAACCATAGGGGTAAACAGTTTCACATTGCCAATTTTAAAGTCCAAGTTTGCTGTCGAACACAGTCCAGCCGACACGATTACATTTACCAAATTGGTAAAAGACGTCGCCAGCTTTGAATGTCTGAAAGACTTCCAATTAGAGAAAGCCATGTCAACAGCGGTGTACCACGGCATCCATTCGCCACTCTGAGCGTCAAGGAGGTAGTAACCATCTTCTCGTTCTTCAAAAACGCCAGTCCCAAATGCCTCGTCGAGCATCTGACCAAGAATGTCACCATCTCCACGCGTCCAATCCTCTACGGATCGAATACGGCACAAAGTACGATATAAATACATAGGTATTGACACGTGGGTGTGAGCCTGCAAATACTGAACAATGCACGCAGTCATTGCACGTTTGTTCTTGGCCCCCTTCAAGCTTTCAAATAGACACACAACGTGGATCATCTCTTTCAAATAAGGATCGACACGACGCACAAAGTGTGGAGTGGCATGCTCTAAAACTATTTCACCAAAGCTCTGGGGTTCCAATACAACGACTGGTCTCGGCCACATGCGATATACGCACAGGTACAAGTAATACAAAGAGTACATGCTAATGCACGGTAATGCAAGAGCAGTGGTGCAAGCCCGAATTGCATGCATAAAGAATGCAAACATAGACGGGTCGAAGAATGCATAGCAGAGACTCGCCCATGCCGTCACAAGACAACAAGGGGGAGTATCGCTAACTGGATGGAAAACTGGACATACACGCACTTTGCGCACACAGCACTCAAGTGGTTTAATCCATTTCCCAACCTTAACAATCTTTACGTTCTTTTTTATGGTTTTTTCTAGTTTATAAAGTTTAGAACTGGCACTCAAATTGAGTAAATCTACGGGGTGAGGATTTACCTCGGGGGGGTTGACGTTTTTTGCTATTTTAGAAACTTCATTGCTATTAGATGCGGGAGGGGGTATTAGCCCCACCCGCGCCTTTGATCAGGCTAGTCCGAAGACTATACTTGTTCCAATCCCAGCCTCAAGCCTTTGGTTATGGGTGGAACGCGGGAATGCATATGCAGATGAGCCGCCTGAAACGCCTGACTCAGAGATCATATACATCTGGTTAGTCACTTAACAACAAACACATGGATCTTTAAACTAACTCACCAACTGGTTAGCAGTACGAGGCTTGTCACGACCTCGTAACCCCAATGTCTAGGACACGCAGGGGCCGGTTTCACTCATGATCTATTATTATTAAAGTGGTAACACCCGTTGATCGTCTCTCTCGATCATGCTTCTATCACGTATGATTGTCGCGTAAAATTTAGCCATGCTTAGCATTTGGTATGTATCGTATACCCAAGTAACGGATTTGCAGCTTAACAGCTCTCGAAATTCTACGAGGGTCCCCTAAAATAACAATCAGGTCGGGTAATCACTGATCTGCTGTTAATTACAGCTTTAACTCTCGTTTGGTTCAGAACGTGAGTAGTATACTCCCGATTTGGGAGCACAGCGCTTATTATGAACACAATAAACACACATTGACATTTATCATAAAGAATGGCGTCAAACCGAACCATTACCTCCTACTGGAGGTTACGGACTCCTACGCTAAGGTTACCGTCATTTTGGTATTTCTCACAAACATATAACACATATATTCATGCACACACAGGACAGATCTTATTTTTATATTTGTTTCATCTGTCTCAGTAACAAAAGGTAGGTGTAGAACGTTTTACATCGGACCGCTCCGATGGCAAGGTGGTCTAATTCTTGCATACCTGCATAAAGAATAAATTAATACAATCAACTTCTAACTAAGATAGGCGTACCTACAATAGCTAGATAGCATGCCACGCCAGGCGTACCTGACGTAGCGAACCGGGTCGTGCGGAACACGACACCTAG